AATGAGGAGATCAAGACGGGTGTCAATGAGCTTGATGCCCTTCAAAGAAGCTTTGCCACTGAGTATGTCTTCAAGATCGGCAACTCAAATGGAACGCCGTTCACTATCGGTGAAAGCGTCAACCAGGTTCTGGTACCAGCAGCTGGAGGAGAAGCAGCAAAGATCATATCTGCTCAGGTCCTGCGTTTCGAGGATATCGGAGTTTCAGGTCAGCTGAACGTTTACCTCGGGTTGGTTACAACCAACACTGGTGACTACAACGAGTTTCAGGTGACATCAGGAACGATTGGAAAACTTATCGGAGCAAGTTCAGGAGCGCAATGGGATATCTTGCAAGCCTACACGATTGCCACGACCACAGCGGATCGCACGTTCGTCAGCAACAACCAGAACGCTCAGAATCGCCAATTTGAGTTGGAGTCAAATTCTATCATCGACTTCACCGAGCACAATCCGTTCGGCGAGGTTTCTAGAGAGGACTAATAATGTTTACTGGCCATTTTTATCATGCTACTATCCGTAAGGTCGTTTCAGTATTCGGAACGCTCTTCAATAACATCTCTGTGGTCCGTAAAGACGGAAACGGAAATGTAGTAAACATCACCAGAGTTCCTCTAGCCTACGGTCCTAGGCAGAAGTTCTTGGCCAGGCTAGATGAGCAGTCCAATCTGGATGCAGGTAAGGTTGCCATCAAGCTACCAAGAATGTCATTCGAGATCATCTCGTTGACGTACGACGCCACTACTAAGACGAACCGGAATAACCTGATCGAAGTTATTTCAACGAACCCAGATCAGAAGAGCGTTGTCCGCAACTATGCGCCGTACCGCATGGGTCTGCAGCTGTCAATCATGGCAAAGAACCAGGATGACGCTTTGCAGTGCCTAGAACAAATTCTTCCGCACTTTCAGCCAGAGTTCACTGTCACCATCAAGGAACTGGACTCGCTGAACGTAAAGACCGATATGCCTTTCGTCCTGACAGGTATTCAGATGAACGAGGACTATGAAGGCGATTTCGTGCAGCGTCGGGCGATCATCTATACCCTTGACTTCGAGACTCGTCTGAGATTCTACGGTCCTGTCTCAAAGCGTGCGATCATCAAGACTGCAAATGTCGATCTTGCTGCAACAGGAGCAGGAAAGGATCGCATAACCGTAGAAGTCGACCCGGCCAATGCCACGGAAAATGATGAGTACACTACGGTGACATCGATCGATTTCATTGAGCAGACCGAGCTATTCACTTTGACGGTTCAACCTGGCAGCGGCTTATATGCCCTCGGCGAAACGATTACAGACAGCATTACTGCCACCACTGGAGTAATCACTGCGATCACTGGCAATACGATATCCGTAAATTCAGCGACAGGCATATTCCGTGTTGGAGCCAATCTTGTGGGAAATACTTCTGGCACGTCTAGAGCCATTGCTACCGTAACGGAGGTCAATATCCCATTCCTGCTCTAATAGCAGAAATGTTTTATCATGAATAAATCTGACGATCTCATCAAGCAGCTGGAGAAGAATATGCCAGCTCCGCCACCGCCTCCAAAGAAGGATGAGGTGCAGGATGACTACGAGTTCTCTCGCGAGACCTATCGTAGTCTGGTCAGCAAATCAAATGAGGCCATCGAGCAAATGCTGAATCTGGCAATGCAGTCTGAGCATCCTCGGGCATTTGAGGTTCTGAGCAATATGCTGAAGAACACCTCAGACATGACCGACAAGCTGATGGAACTCCAGAAGCGCAAGAAGGACATGGCAAAGAAGGATGAATCTGAGGCGAAACCAGCTCTGACCCAGAACAATCTTTTCCTAGGATCTACGACTGATCTGCAGAAACACCTGATAGCGCAACTAAAGGAGAAAAATGTCTCAATCTCAGAGCCAGATGACATTGGGAAACCCTAATGTATAAATAATTGGATGCAGCATTTTGTTTATCGAATCACATTCTCCGATACTGGAGAGTACTACTATGGAAAACACAGTAGTAGTCAGGAAGGAGATGACGGATACAGAGGGTCAGGTCAGCTTCTAGAGCAAAGAAAACAAAAGGGAATTCCTTATATCTTCGAAATAGTTTCTCGGCATTCCTCTGCAGAGGAGGCATTAGAAGCGGAAAAACGCATTATAGGAGACCTTTGGCAAACGGATGATCGCTGTCTCAATCTAGTTCCAGGCGGTAAAGGCGGATGGGAAGGACGAATAGATTGGAAAGGCATTCCAAAATCTGATGAGCAGCGAGAAAAAATGTCAGTTGCCAATAAAAAGCCTAAAACTGGGGCGGCTCTGGTTGCGGCGATACAAAATGCAAAACTGGGCTCTGAAGCGAGACGCGGACAAAAAGATTCTGTTGAAGTTCGAGCTAGGCGCGCTGAGTCCGTCAGCAAATCCACACTCGGTAAACCTAAACCGTGGTTAAACCGGAGATACGTTATTGAAGGGGAAGTTTATGTCGGAATGAAGCAGGTGACAGATAAATTTGGAATTACTCGACAGACAGTCAGTAACAGGTTGAACAGCCAAAAATGGCCAGATTGGAATTATGCAAACTAATAACCCGGCACAAACGCTTTATGCCAACCCGATGGGTTATAACGGCAATCCGCAGGTCAAGCGCGACGGCGTCCAACAGAAATTCACCGAGGCAGAGATCTCGGAGTACGTGAAGTGCATGAAGGATCCGACGTACTTCGCAAAGACGTACGTGAAGGTCATCTCCCTCGATCGAGGTCTGGTTGCCTTTGAGCCCTATCCTTACCAGGAACGGATGTTCAATCATTTCAATGATAGCAGATTCTCGATCGTTCTGGCATGCCGACAGTCGGGCAAGTCTATCAGCTCAGTCATCTATCTTCTCTGGTTTGCGCTCTTCTCCCCCGACAAGACCATCGCCATCCTGGCCAATAAGGCGGCTACCGCACGAGAGATGCTGGCGCGTGTTACTCTGGCTCTGGAGAACCTGCCATTCTTCCTTCAGCCCGGATGTCGAGCGCTGAACAAAGGATCGATTGAGTTCTCGAACAACTCTCGAATCATCGCCTCTGCCACGTCGGGGTCGTCCATCCGTGGTATGTCGGTCAACCTGCTGTTCATGGACGAGTTTGCATTCGTTGAGAATGCCACGACATTCTACACATCTACATACCCGGTAATCTCGTCGGGTAAGACATCTCGCGTCATCATCACCTCCACGGCGAATGGAGTAGGTAATCAATTCCACAAGATCTGGGAAGGTGCCGTACAGGGGGTGAACGAGTTCAAGCCGTTTCGTGTAGACTGGTGGGACGTCCCAGGCCGAGACGAGAACTGGAAGAAGCAAACCGTAGCAAATACCTCGGAGCTGCAGTTCGAACAGGAGTTCGGCAACTCATTCCATGGTACCGGCAATACGCTGATCAATGCCGAAACGCTCCTGGGTCTAAAAGCCGAGGCGCCTATCTACACTCAGAACAACGTCAAGGTCTACGAGAAACCCATCTCGGACCACAACTACGTGATGTGCGTGGATGTCGCCAAGGGGCGAAATCAGGACTATTCGACCTTCTCGGTGATTGACGTCACCGCCAAACCATTCAAGCAGGTAGCCACATTTCGCGACTCATCAGTATCTCCGCTGATCTTTCCGGATACGATCTACAAGTACGCCAAGACCTACAATGACGCGTACATCGTGGTGGAGAGTAACGATCAGGGTTCGGTCGTCTGCAATGCTCTGTATTACGATCTGGAATACGAGAACATGTTCGTCGAGTCTACCGTGGCGAACGGGTCAATCGGCCTGACGACGACAAAGAAGACTAAGCGAATCGGCTGCTCAAACCTGAAAGATCTGATCGAAGGGAAGAAGCTAATCATTGCTGACGCCGATACTATTGCCGAGCTTAGTACATTTGTAGCAGAGGGCCAGTCGTATGAGGCCTCTGATGGCAACCATGACGACACCGTGATGGCTCTGGTGGTCTTCGGGTGGTTTGCCGCGACCGATCTATTCGTTCAGATGTCTAGCATGGATGTCCGTGACCTCCTTTATGCAGATCGCCTTAAGTTGATCGAGGAGGATGTCACCCCGGTGGGCGTGATGGGTAATCTGGAGCCTGAGAACAAGAAAAATGGTGCTGAAGTGGATGAACACGGTAATGTATGGTATGAGGCGGCCAATCCAATATACTGAAGAAGTGCTCAGTAATAAATAGAGCATTGACCAAAACCGTATTATGTTCCACATCAAACCTCAACTTTGAGAATCAAATCCAATGGCATTCCAAGTATCACCCGGAGTTCAGGTCAACGAGATTGATCTGACCAACGTCGTTCCGGCTGTATCCACCTCTATCGGTGGTTACGTCGGAGCTTTCAACTGGGGTCCTGCCGAGGAAATCACCACAGTCTCAAGCGAAAAAGAACTCGCTGCGAGCTTTGGCGTTCCTAACGCAGACACCGCAAAATCATTCTTCACCGCTGCATCATTCCTGAAGTACGGAACCGCCCTCAAGGTTGTTCGCGTCGTCGCGGATGGCTCTGGTGGAACAACTTCTGCAAAGAACGCAACATCAGGAGACGGTGGTGCTTCAGGCCTACTGATCAAGAACAAGGCCGTGTATGACAACACCTATTCTGGCGGATCTGCAGCAGTTGGCGCATGGGGTGCTCGTTGCCCTGGAGCTCTTGGAAATTCGCTAAAGGTTGAGGTTTGCTCAGCTAACAGCACTGCTTTTACTGGCTGGGCTTTTGCTGGAGAGTTCGACAAGGTTCCAGGAACAAGTAGCTATGCTGCAAAGTATGGTTCTTCTCTCGATGAGCTTCACATCGTAGTCGTAGACGAGGACGGACTCATCTCCGGAACAAAGGGAACTGTCCTTGAGAAGTTTGCTTTCGTCTCACAGGCATCTGATGCCGTAAAGGAAGACGGAACGACGAACTATTACAAGAACGTCGTGAACACCACGTCAAAGTACATCTACTGGCTGGATCATTTCAGCTCAGTATCTGGCGTCGAGAACTCTTCAGTACTGACAAATGCCGGCCAGTCAGCTTCAGCTGCGGCGCTAGCATTTGATACCGAGACGACTACCAAAGCTTATTCCCTCACCGGCGGAACCGATGGTACCGCAGCTGGCGCCTCTCAGGTTGTTTCTGGCC